AATATTTATATATAGTTTTATGAAATATTTGAGAACATTTGAAGAAAGTAGATTGACAAAATTTATTCACAAAGTAAAAAAAGCTAAGAAATATGCAACGGATGCTCATGCTGGTGTATTTAGAAGAGGAAAAGATGAAGATGGTAATAAAATACCATATATTATTCATCCTGATACAGTTGCGAAAATAGTTCATGATGTTAAGGATTCAGAATATATTGCTCATTTGATTGCAGCTGCATATTTACATGATGTTGTAGAAGATGTTGAAGGTATTAGTGTAGAAGATATTAGGAAAGAATTTGGTGATATAGTTGCTGGATTGGTGGGTGAATTAACAACAGATTTGGAAAAAATGAAAATATCTGGTAAAGAAGAATACTTAATAGATAAAATGTTAAATATGTCTTCTTGGGCATTAGTTATAAAAATGGCTGATAGATTACATAATTTATCTGATTTCAAACAGATTATGGCGAGTGATGATAAAAAGAGACAAAAGTGGGCGAAGGGTTATGCTAAACAAACAATGAATATTATAAATGAAGTAGAATGGTATAGAGATTTATCAGATACACAAACAAGATTGGTTAAAAAGATTAAAAAAAGACTGAATCATGTTTTAAAAAATGAAGATTAGTAAAATGAAAAGATTAAAGAAATTCGAAGAAATAAACTCACAAGATATGATGAGTATTCCTACAAGTATTAATAAAGCTGAAAAGGTGAAAAAAGAAATTTCTGATCAAGTTAATAGATTTGAAAAGAATAAAAACAATAATACATCTGATTGTACTGATGCATTAAGTGAAATTGTTGATAGTACATTTGATAGTGGTGGAAATGGTCAAAATTTAGAAGATTATCTATCAGGTTTGGCAGATTTTTTAGATGGTAATCATGTTAATGCAAAAAGAGATCATGTTGCTATGGAAGGTGGTTGGTATTCTGATGAAACAGTTGAGAAATTTAAATCTTTACTTAAATCTATGGCAAATGATGAGATTGCAGACAATAATATGTCCCAGTTATAAACATTTTTTATATTCCTACCTATAATATAAAAAATAATCAAACAATATGAAAACAATGAAACTTGGAGACTCTATAAAGAGAGTTAGTGAAAAGGACGTAGATGCTAAATTAAGACAAGGGTGGAATTACTGTTCTAAATCAGAATGGAAAGAAAACGTAAGAGTTTTAGCACCAAAGAAAGAGAAGAAAGTAAAGAAAGAAAAAAAATCAAATAAATAATTATGAACGAGAAAAAATTTAAGGTGACCAAAGTTGGTCCTAGCGGAGAACACACTGAAGAGTTGACATATGCACAAGTTTGCGAGATGATGATGTCAGGTGGATTTATGACAATGATAAAGAGAATGTCAGTCGGAGAAGAATTATATTATAATGAAAGAAATTTAAATTTTCAAAGAATTGAGTAGTAAATAGTTATAAGTTTTATCCTAATTTAGAATGATTTTTGTTGTGAAAAGGCACTATTTTTAGAAAAAAATTTATATATAAAAATAAAAACAAATCATATATGAAGAAAGTAACAACAAGTGAATTAATGAATAAAGGGTTTGTGGTAAATAATGGAAAATGGACATATAATGGAAAATTATGCGTGATAGACTTTTATACCGAGTGGTGTCAACCATGTAAGCCACAATTAATGATATTAACTGATTTGAGTAAAGATTATGATGATGTGGAGTTTTTAAAAGTGAATGTTGAAGAAGAATATGAATTAGCAGAATTATTCAATATTAAAAATTTACCAACTGTTTATGTTTGTGGTAAAGACACAAAAGTATTTACAGGACTCACACAGAAAAGTAAAATACAGGAAGTATTAAAATCACAATCAACTATCAAAGTTTAATTATAATCACTTAAACAAAAATATAAAACCAGTAATTAATATTATTGGTTTTTTTTATTAATATATAATAGTAGAAAAAAATCTAAAATATGAAAAGATGGAAATTAGTTAGATCAATGTTAAAAAATTTGGGATATTCTCAAGTAGAATCTGATGATATAACTTTTGACTATATTGATAGGGATGGTAATATTTATTTTACTACTAAAGCCACAGGAGTAAAATATAAGGCAAAATATGATTCAGTGGAACCTACTCCAGTGGAACCTACAACTGATACAATTACAATGATATTCAATAATTTACCATCATTTTTATTAGAGCATGACATGGGTATACCACTTAATTTAAGTCAGTTGTTATCTAGTTGGAATACATTTTTTGATACAACTGCCTATGCTGATACATCATTTACAAATGGTAGTATGGATACACCTAACAATACAATAATTCTGGAAGGTGCAACAAACCTCACTGTAAAGGCTAATTTGTTTAAGCCAGATTCTAGAGTTGGAATTGCTGATAGATTAATATCATTCATAGATACAGTAATTGTCACATCAATAGAAGACAGCACATTTTCTAATTGTTTATTATTGACTTCAATAGATTTACCTGCCGTAAACACTATGGGAACTGATGTATTTGATAATATTATAGGAAATATAATCACACTTACAATACCAGCAACGCTTAATGGTGATGCAAACGTTATTTATTTAGAAGAAAATAACACAGTTACCATAATAAATCCATAATATTATTTTAATATATAGAGTAATAAAAAATTTTAAAAATGCAATACTTAAATAAATTTAATAATTTCGATAAACTTAATGAAGAAGAAGCATTAGATATATCATATGATATGGGTAATATCTTTAATAATAAGACTCCAGAAGAAATTGAAGCAGAATACGAAAAACGATTAGGTAGAGAAGGACATTTGAGTACATATTTTAGAAAAAATGGAAAAGTTTTTACATTTGGTGTTTTAAAAAGTATATTCCAAGATGCGATAGATTATAAGAAGAAACGAGAATTTATAAAAGGTGGGTATAAAATGTTGCATAGAGCAATTCCAATGGCATTAGCTTTTGTATCTTTTCCTGTTTGGTTGGCTGGTAATGTTTTAGGTGCAAGTAGAGCCTTGAATAAGATATTGCAACCATTATTGAAAAATCCAGAGACAAATTATAATAAATTCTTAGTAAAAATGATACAGGGAACAATGGCAGTAATGGAGGGTGAGATAAAATATATTATGGGGGATGATTGGTTTTATTCTACTTTTATTATGGATGATAAATTGATAAAAATGGTGAGAAAAGATGTTCTAAGAGTTTTTGCAGTAGAATTAGCAAATATCATGGAACAAGAACCAGATGATAAAGAAGTGCCACACCATTATATAGAAAATGAACTCAAAAAATTCTTGAATGAGAAATTTGATATTTCTCCACCAATGGGACTGAAAAATTCTAAAAAATAAATGAAATACTTATATAATTATAGTTTATTTGAATCTAGTCTCAGTGGCACAAAAACATTAACTGAAGATGAGTTTCAACATCTTTTAAAAACAAAATGTTCAGATTTTTCTTGGGATGATACACCAATTTTCAGATCAGTAAAATTAAAAGAAGAACAATATTATGAAATGGATCCTAACATACCATTTGGTAAATACTATGATCACGATGGTAAAAAATTAAGAAGATCAGCATACACCAAAAATTATTATAATCTGTTATTGAATCATACACCAGCATTTAGTGATTTTCCAAAAAGGCAAGTAATTTGTTCAACTGTTCCTACATTTTTTGCTAGTAATATGTTTAGAGTTATTCCATTTAATAATGCAAAAATTGGAATCGTTCCAGATAGCGATATTCAAAATGGTTGGGATTGTGATTTCACAAGGAAATATGGTTCTTTTAGTAGTTTTAATAGGGTGTTTCCAGAAGATGTTGAAGATTATAACTGGAAATTTTTTTAGATACTATTGATCCAGAACTCAAAGAAAAAGTATTTGTTGATTTCACACCAGAAGCATTAAAATTAAAATGGGTATATTATAATGAATATAAAAAAGATTATATCAAGGTTATTGATAGTCGAGGGGGAAAAGACATTTATAAACGACACGAATTGTGGTTAGACTCAAAATATTTATTGGTGTTTTCTCATTCACATTAATTGTAAAAGATATTTATCTTTCATAAACTATTATTTATTTTTTCTATATAATCTATATTAAAATATAAAAACCAAAAATGATAATAAGTTATTTTGGTGGTAATTTAATCAAAAAATAATCCTAACACTATCATAATTAGCTATTTCGGAGGAAAAAATAAGCAATCGGAGTGGATATACGCTCATGTCACAGAAGAAATGAAAAAAAACACAAAGACCTTTACTGAGGTCTTTTCTGGTGCGTTTTGGGTATATGCCAACGAAGACTGGTCGTTTTGTGATAACATTATATACAATGATATGAACTCTTACATAACCAACCTGTTTGCGTGTTGTAAAGAGCCTAAGTTTATAGAGTATTTACAAAAACAATATGAGCCAGGAAATCTGTTACATTATGAAAAAGATATAAGCACAGACTTGAAAGAAGTGTATGATTACAACTATGCAAAGTTTAAGAAGATTTTCTTAAAGTATAGACAAGAATTATATCATGATACTGATGGACAAGAAATAAGTATAACACCTACTGACTTTGAAATGGCATTTAAGTATGGTTTTATGTTAAGACATGCATTTTCTGGAATACCTTCTAAAAAGATTGGATATTCTTATTCAGCATCTTCTTATAAACCTGGTATGAAAAAAGCACCAGAACCAAAATCACAAATCTTATTAAGAAATATTGTTAAAGATAAAGTACAGAATAAATTAGCAAAAGTGACTGCTTTTGAAAGTTTAGATTTTGAAGAACATATTAAGAAATATGATTCGCCTGAGACTGTGTTTTATATAGATCCACCTTATGCTTTTCATGAAGATAATTATTTTCGTGGTGAAGAAAATTTTGGATATGCTGGTCATGCCAGATTGGCAAAAGTCTTATCTAAAATAAAAGGTAAGTTTTTATTATCTTATTATGATTTTGATGATTTAAAAGATTTATATCCAAAAGATAAATATCATTGGAAATCTAAAAGTTTTAATAGACCAACAGCCTCTTGTCTCAAAGATGATACTAAGGATAAAAAAGGTCATGAGGTTTTAATTCTAAATTATGATTCTGAAAAAAATGATGTTGTGGATAAGGTTGATGATTTTTGGAAATAGACTTTTTGTTTTGATCCTATTTTTTTCTTTTGTTTTTCAATTTTCTTTTCTTTTGAAGTTAATTTGTCTTCATTAAGAAATTCTCTATATATGTTTCTTTTTTCTATTCTATCCATTATTTTATTTATTTAATTCGTAAAATGCTCTAGACATGAACTTGTCTGCATCATATTCCAACCCTTCTAAATCTGTCCAAAGGTCGCTGTCATCATTTTCAAAATAACTACTTACATAATTATCACCATTAAACATAATTTCTCCTTCATATTCAATATCATTAACCGTTAATTTGCCACTCCAAGAATATTGTTTATTTGGTGTTTCAGTATATAAAACGAGTTTTGCTTCATATGGTCCAATTTCATCTATATAGATTTTATGTTCCATTTCCTCTTGAATATTCTTTCTTTCTTTCTCATTATTGAAATTCTTTAGAAATTTCTTTTCTAAATCAGATAAACTATTCATACCATCACTAGATGCTTTATCTAATATATCATTAAGTGTTTGGTTTTCAAATGTTTTTAAATGTTTCATGTTATGATATCATATATTTTTCTTCTAGCTTTTCCAGGTTTGAAATCTTTTTTATGTAGAATGTGAGTTCTTTTGTCTGCTGTGAAATCATTTACTTTTACCCAACCTTTTCTTACATTATCTTCATCTATTTGTATATCAGTATATTGGTAACCTTTTATTTTACATTCGACTCTTTCGCCATCGTCTTTAACTATTTCATAATCAACGACATACAATATTGGATTTTTTTGTGTGTTGTATTTAATTGCTTGATATTCAAATGATTTCATGTTTGATTTGGTTTCTAATATAAACTCGTCAAAAGAAAGGTTTTCTCCTCTAAATTTTCCGAGAGCATCTCGCCATTCGATTGGCATATCTTTTGCTGATTTGGTTGATCCAAACCCACCAGTTTTTAATTTGCCTTGTTTTTTCAAATTTTCTTTTTGTTTCCAATTTAAATTATGCATAATAAATTCTTCTTCTGAAGGATTAAGGCTATTTACATAATCTTTTATATTGATTACTTCAGATTTTTTATCTGCATTGTCATCTGGGTTCCATCCGCCCACGACTATTTCTATTCTCCAAGTATCATCAATCTTGAAATATGACATAGTATTTATGTGATCAATTACTCTTTGTAATTCTTCTTTTGATTCTGGATATTCCCAGAATGATATAACTTTATCTTCCGACCATAATCTTCCAGCATAATCAAAATATTTATATGGTATTTGATCCCAAGAATCGCCAAATAAATCTAATGATATGAGTGGGTGTATAGAATATTCTCTACCAAGGACAAAATTATCTTTTACTTCGCCTCTGGTGAATTTTTTATCATTCATTTTAAATTTATCCTTTATGATGCCGAATGGTCTTGCATTATATGTATTGTAAGTTAAAAATTTATTGTCTATTTCTAATCTGTCTGGGCTTTCATATTTTTTTAAGTATTTCATATTTTATTCATATAATTTATTCAGTATTTCTTCTGTTAGTGTATCACCATCAATTGTTCCATGAAATCCATTATAAGGTGGATCACAATCAATTAAATATTCATTATCATATGAATCAATATACCTAATATCGTTTATAGTGGCTAATACACTGTCCCTATCTATGTGATTTGCTATTGTTGAAAACCATTCTAAATCTAAATTAAAATGTAAGCCGTCTTCCCACCACATCATTTTGTCATTATTATTCTTCTTAATTAAGTTTCCTATTGTGTTTATTAATTTGTCTGTTACAAAATCCCATGCGGCTGAACTATCTGCAAGTTCTAATGCTGATGTGAAACCATTATCAAATGCTTCTCTTAATACATCTAAATCGCTTGAATAAAATTCGATTTCACCTTCTTTTGTATCTATTTCTATATTTTTTTTATCGAGTAATGATTTTAATGAAATTACTCCACCAATAGGTGTTTTTATCCATATGTCATCTTTATTTGGACTTATTTCAGAATTTTTAGATGAAATTGTAAATTCTTCACCATCATCATAACTTATAGAATATTTTTTTTCATCAAAAATTTCTAACAATTCTGTAAATATTCTTGATTCTAAATCATCCCAATGATATTGATAATCGAATTTTTGTGTGTCATAATAATTTATATCATAATCTCCATTTATAACTTCTTTTTGCCAATCGTCTCTATAATCATTATTCTTTGCGAATATGTCTTCTACATCAAAACTCATCCATTCATCTACGATAAAATGTATTTCATTATTTATAATTTTTAAATCAGAATATCCAGAAATTACTTCTTCTTTTGTTATATAATTTTCTTTATATAATTTATATTTTATTCCAAAGCCTTCGCTCTTAATGAGTATTTTGTTATTTTCGGCAATTATTTTAAGATCTTTTCCTGATAAGTCTGATAAATGGAAATCTTGATCTGGATCATATTCAATCGTAGAAAATTGTGTTATTGGTTGGAATTCGTTTATTATTCTAACATTTTCACTAACATTTGGGTAAGATAAAAGTTCAACAATATATGAGTGATATTTTTCTGTAGGTTTTTCATTATTTCTGCCTTTCATTTGGAAAATTTCACCCTCAGATGATTTGATAGCGGTGGTGACATGAGGAGATTGTTTTCTTCTCAATGAATATAAAGTGTCGCCATAAGTTGTTGTTCCACAATGTCCCATTGCATTTGCTTCGTCTTCATCAGAATTTGTTTCTAAATCAATCCAATAATGACCATCTTCAAATGTCATTAGAACAGTGCCTTTCTCGTTTATAACAACTCCTGTTGCTTTAATATTGTCATGCCATTCATTTGCTCTATCGCCTGCTTCTTTTAGTGTTTTGTATTGTTGTAAGTCAACAATTTCTTCTTCTCTAATAGGTGATTTTAACCAATCAACAATCACGGTGACCATTCCACTTGGTTTAAATTTTTCCCATTGATGGGTGAGTTCTTTTTTTATTTTACTTAATTTATTGACATCAGATAGTACATCATTTAAAAACTTTTTAGATTTTTTATTATCAACAAACTTATTGTTTGCATCACTAAGTATGTTAAGATCCGCCATTTGTGTCATTGTTAAATTTTTCATAAAACCTGATTCAACTAATACGTTAATAAAATCTTCTTTGAGTTTATCAGCAAACCAAATAGTATATTGTAAACCTTTTGTACCATCTTCACCAATAACTTTATCAAATACATAATTTATAATAGGTTCAAAAATCAAAAATTTCTTAATTTTTTCTCGTTGTTTTGCCAACTTTTTGTCTCGCTTTTTACTTTCAAGTAGTAGAGTATATGAAGTATATTTTAACATTTAATCAGTTATTTTTATTATTGGGTAATATTCTCCCATAAAATCGCAGAAAATTTTATCAATTTTCCAATTTGGTTTTTCTTTTTTGAAATAAGCTAAATATAAATTTTCTCTTTGTTCTTTATCGTTTTCTTTTTCGCCTCTTTGTCCTCCAGCAAAAATATATTTAACTTCTGGATTTTCTTGTAAATATTCCGTTATGACTTCTTTTAAAGTAGCCATTATTCTAAATACTTCGCCTCTATTTGTAATTATTGTATCATTATAAGTTCCGAAAATATTATCACCTTCAAACGTAAAAAATGATATTCCTATTAATTTATTATAAAAATCTTCATCCTCAATAATTTCACATTCTTCAACATGTTCTTCATGTAAATGGAATTCTCCCATATTTCTCATAATATTTATAGAATATTGTATGCCACTATCAGTATGAAAAATATAATTTTTTGTTTCTGTTTCAAATGGACCAGATAAATCAACAATATTCTCAATATTATAAGGTGGAACAGTTGATTTTCCAATTTCTAAAATAAGATAGTTCTCGTATGTGTTTAAATATTTCATAATTATTTAATTTTTAATTATTTCCATTAATTCTTCAGTTGAATATTGTGATAAAATTTCTTCTTCTAAGTCACTAACAGAATAATTTGGTATTTTTGATAATATATCTGTTAAATTCATTATACCTCCGTCTCTGCGTCTTTCCCAATCTTGATGATTTCTGTCCATGCTGTCTTCGTAGCCATAATAATTGTATAAAATGTCTATTGCAGTATAGCCTTCAAATCTGTAATTGATAGAACGTGTAGCCATTTTTTTATCTAAACGATTATCAGTAATAAATTCTGATGCAGAACTAAAATCATATTCTTCCATAGTGTCTAATAGATTTTCTTCTGTTGTCCCATAAAAATTCAATACTGTTTCCAAACTTGTATATTTTATAAATAATTTTTTCAAAGTATCAAAATCATAATATTCAACTAATTCAATTGTGTTTTCTGTGTAATATTTTATTTCTTCTTTTTTGTAATCTTCGACAAAATCTGTTTCATCTAAAGCGTCAATAATATTTTGATCACTTGCGCCTATACCAATTTCACTTTGATTTTTCTTAATTCTTTTAATTAATTCTTCTCTAGATAAATTTGGGAATTGAATTTCGTGTTCAATCGTATCATCGAAAATTTTATAAATATCTTCATTTTTGAAAAAATCCTTCATACCATATATAGACATATCGCTTTCTACTTCATTGTCTTGATAATTCCAAACATCAATTCTTTCACTTGGTTTTAATTCAAAAGCAATGTCTTTTTTATAATCTATTTTATTTATACAATATAAAAGTGATCCAAATTCTCCAAAATGGTGTGAAAAATGTTCATCATCCCATGTAGTACACCAATTAGCATTATCATTTTGTCTATTATTATTTCTTTCGGTATTAAATGCATATTTTGAATATTCAAATTTAAATGGTTGAAAAATACACCATTCAATAGAGTTATACCAAAGGATAACCTCATCTTCATGATAGTCTTCTAGATTATTAAGATTTCTTTTTTCATCAATTAAATTGCTTAATTCAATTAAAGTTTTCATTTTAGAAATAGGTTTAGATAAAAATTCACTATTCCTAATATATTTGTCTAATAATAATCGAAGATGTTCTAAATTTTTTACTTCATCTTTATTGTTTTTATAAAATTTAAATAACCAATCAGAATATGCTTTATTCTTAGTTGTATCGAAACTGTATAATTTTTCACCAAGTTCATCGCCAAATTCTTTTTTGAATTTAGTTTCTAAATCTTCTTTTCTGCCTTCGAGTATAAGATAGTTTTCATATGTCTTTAAATATATCATTATACTAGAATATAAGATTTTGTTTTGAATTCTCCAGCAACTGTCTCATTATCAGTCTCTTGTATGAAATTTTCATCGACTAATGTTTTGATTATGGTTTCATCAATTTTTGGATTTAAGAAAAATTCTTTTCTATCGAGTTCATCTGAATCAGGAACAATAATACTGAGTTCATCATAATCATCATTATCTAATACAATCTTTATTTGTATAGGAATTATGTTTTCGTCATATTTCAATCTGAGTGCTAATTTTCTATCATCAATTGTTACAGAAAAAAGTCCAGAAAATTGATTAAATTTTGTTATCATTTATAAAGAATATTTTGCTGGTATATATTAAAAATATATTATCAGTTTTTCATAATTTGTTCTATTGAATAAATATTTTTAATATATACTAAAAAACAATAATAAAATATGATTGGAAGACAATATGATATGGATAACCAATTTTTTCGCATGGTTACTATTGCATTGGCGAGAACATTAAATAAATCTATAAGGTGGATAAATTATTTTGAACCATTAAATGATACAGACACAGGTAGACGAAGAGTTTTGGTTCCGTTTTATACAAGTTTAACAGGAGATGAAAGATTTTGTTTTGATGCTTTTGTGGATGATGTTGTAGATGCTAGAGTTACAATGAATACAGATCAATTCCAAAGGGGTATGATTCAATGGAATGGTGTTGGGTCAAGATCAAGTGAATTTGCTAATCCGAATCAATATTTGGCACAAAAAGTAAATATAAATGGTGCGTTGAAAAAAGTTATTTCTAAGGTGAAAGCTGTGCCATTGGTATTAAATTATGATATTGAAATACAATTGGCAACTGAAAATGAAGTAAGTAAATGTAGCCAAAAAATATTAAGCTTATTGTATAATTATATGTTTTTTAATATTGATTATTTTGGTATTAAAATAGATGCAGTTTTACAATTACCAGATGACAAAACAGTTGAAATTCCTAGAGAAGTTTCTATGGATTCTGATAGAAAAAAGATGATAAAATTTTCATTGGAGGTTCAAACATATTTTCCAATATTTAAAATTGATGCAGATGATTTGATTACGTGCGATAATGATGGCGATATTGATTGGGATTATATGGGTATTCCACAACCAACAGACGATTTCTTAGATTCATTGGGATCGTATAATGAGTCATTCGGTAATGTTGGTATAGATGGTACTCCAGATGGATCTGGTTCCACAAATACTGATAGTGTTGGTATGTCAGAAATTAAAAGAGTTTATTGGGAAAAATACTTACACCAATTAACTACACAACAAAAAGTTGTTGATGATAGAGGTCCAGATCCAAAAACATGGAAGAAAGAAACATTCGATATAAATCCAGTAGACACATCTGGCTCAGTACCAGACAATGATATAGACTAAATTAAATCCTCTTTTTTAAGAGGATTTTTTCTTTAGAAAAAAATGGCTTTTATCAGTTAATATATAAATACGATAAAAATTATATCTAAAAATTTGAAAAGGTGCAAGATATAAACCCGAAAGGGATAAAAATAAAACAATTTTATGTTGATTGAGTGTAAATATTGTGGAAAAATAAAAGAAAAAAAGAGAGGTAAAAAATGCGTCGATTGTCATAAGAAATATATGCAAGAATATTACCAACAAAATAAAGATATAATAGAAGAAAAAAATAGAAATTATTACAAAGAATATTATATAAAGAATAAGGAATTGATTTTGGAAAAAAATAGAAAAGAATATTCAGAAAATAAAGAATATCATTCCAATAGAAAAAGAAAAGATAGAGAAGAAAATCCAGAAAAATATAGATTGAGAAAAAATGAATATAATGATAATAATCAGCATATTGTAGCTTGGAGAAATTTATTAAAGCATACAATTAATTATTATCAAAATAAGAAAAATGATAAAACAGAAAATCTTTTAGGATATGATTTTAATGAACTGAAAACTCATATTACATCATTATTTACACCAGGTATGAATTGGGAAAATTATGGTGAATGGCATATTGATCATATTAAACCTATTTGTACATTTTCAAAAGAAACTTTACCTTCTGTTGTGAATTCGTTAAAAAACTTAAGACCTTTGTGGGCAACTACAAGAGAAATAAACGGAATTATTTATGAGGGCAATTTAAATAGAGAAAAATACCCGAAAGGGACAAAAACAAATAAATAAAAATGAATACATTAAAATTAAAATTATTTAATTTCAAAAATCAATTAAATATTGAACAATTGGATATTTCTAGAATTGCACAATTACATTTAGAAAATAGTGACAATCTTTCTGAAATTGAATTAAATGAATCATTGAAGCAAAACTTAAATGCTTTTAGATATGAACCAGAAGTGAAAAAATTACTGGAATCAATTCAAGATGAAATTCAAACACAAAGCTTAGTGATGGAATTGAAAGACTTGTATAAAAAAGTTGAAAGACAAAATTTAGGTGTTCTGTATCGACCAGCATTAATACAACTTTTAGAAACAATTAATAAGCCAGATGATGATTCGAGAATGGAATCAATTCTTAATGAATTAGCTATTTATGATTGGGTAAAAGATATTAAACATTTCTTATTAAAAATGTCTGCTTCACCAATTGAAAGACAAAATCTTCAAAATTCTGGTAAAGCACAAAAAGTTTTTACACTTGTAGAAAAAGTAGAAGAAGGACACTTAGCATATATCATAGATAAATGGTTCTTAATCGCTGAATCAGAAATTAAGCAAGTTTTAGCTGATGATTATATTAAAGATCCAGATAAAATTAGAAACATTAGATTACTTGAACAAGTAATGAATATGGCTGACATTGACGAAACAACAATCACTTTCCAAATTAGTGAAGACTTAAATTTAGGAGTATCTACAAAAGATAATTCAATTTACTTAAACGGAGAGAAATTAGATAAAGAAACAACATTAGAAACTTTATTCAATTCACCAATTATTCCTTATTTGAAGAAAGATTATTATAATTTACTTGAATCTACAGTTAATAACTTAGATAAATTTGTAGATTTAGATGTTGCTATGAAAGTATCAAATCTATTAAATCCTTTCACAGAATCAGTAGTGTTTAATTATAAAGATAAAATGTATATTTATAATAAAGATAACAGAACAGGAACTAAATTTTATGCATATGAAAATGCAAGCGAATTAATTCATGATGTGCAGAAAGAATTAGATTATGATTTGACACATTTTTATGAGAACAAATTATCTTCAGAATTGAAAACTTTAAGAGGTTTAGAAGATAAAGAACAACAAATTGATATGAAATTACAAGATGTTAGTGAATCACTAAAAATGTTAGCTGAAAATCCAGAACTTGTAGAAGAAAGTAAAGAATTACAATTAACTCACAAGAATTTATTAGTATATAAAGATAAATTAACTGTTGAATTAAATGAAATTAAAGCTGAGAAAACTGCTGCAAGAAAGATGTTATTGAAATAATAATTAACCAACAAATGAAAAAAGACTATTACACAATAGTCTTTTTTTGTTTATAAATACTTGATTATCATGTACATAAAAGGCTAACTACTTGATATTAAAGTTTTTCCAACTTTTTTTAACAATTACAATATAAATATTAACGTGAGAATACATTCTCGCCAAATCTTAAAGAAAAATAAAGCCTCGAAAGAAATTACCTGAAATATTAATAGCATAAATTTTGTATTTATTACAAATAAAAAACAACTATTAACACATGGCTAATTATTTAGAAGATAGTGACTTATACTATGAAATCGTACTTTCAAAAGGAAAGGGAAATTTAACTAGAAAAGCAGAACACTATTTTGAACTAATCGCAAAAAACACAATTCGAAGAAAAATTAAAGACTATCGTGATGAAGACGAAATGATGGATTGTATGCAACATGGCATACTCATTATGTTTGAAAATTGGTACAATTTTGATGATAAAAAATATAAATATGCTCTCCCGTATATGACCGAAATTTTCAAGCGCGGTACGGCAGCTGGTTACAATGAGTTACATGGTAGGAAACCCCATCAACAAAACAATCAGATTAAATTTATTTCATTAAGTTCATCAAATGATGGTAAAGGAATGCATCATATATAAATGGTAAAAAGTGGTATTGTTCGTTTAATATATAATTATATGAGAAAAAGAAAATACACAACAGAAGAATTTATTGATAAATGTAAAAAAATACATAACAATAAATTTGATTATAGTTTAGTTAAATATATTAATAATATAACAAAAGTGAAAATTATTTGTCCTGAACATGGTGCTTTTGAACAATGTGCAAAATCTCATATGAGTGGAATTGGTTGTCCCAAGTGTTCAGGTATGTATAATTTTACCACTGAAGATTTTATAAAGAAAGCAGAACAAATTCATGGTTTTAAATATGATTATAGTTTGGTTGAATATATTAATAATATAACAAAAGTGAAAATTATTTGTCCTACTCATGGTGTTTTTGAACAATTACCATCTAATCATATAAGGAGAAGTTCAATTTGTCCTAAATGTAATAATGAAAGTAAAGCCTTAACTACTGAACAATTTATAGAAAAATCAAAAAAAATACATAATAATAAATATGATTATAGTTTAGTTAAATATAAAAATAATATAACTAAGGTAAGTATTAAATGTAATAAGTGTTGTCGAATATTTACGCAAACACCAAATTCACATTATATTAAAGGGCAAGGGTGTCCGTTTTGTATTGAAAGTAATGGCGAAAAACAAATAAAAAATATATTAAATGAGAAAAATATTAAATATATAAGACAAAAGACATTTGAAGATTGTGTGGATAAATATAAATTACGGTTTGATTTTTATTTACCAGATTTCAATACTTGTGTAGAATATGATGGTAAACAACATTATGAGCCAATTGAATATTTCGGTGGTGAAGAAAAATTTCAATTAGTTAAAAAACATGATAATATTAAAAATTTATATTGTAATAAAAATAATATTAGAATTATTAGAATTAAATATAATCAAAACATCGAGAAAAAATTAAATAATATTTATGGGTAACAATAGGTTTCCAAAATCCCCCCGTGGAAGAAATAATAAGCGTAAATATCATCAGGGTTTTTATAAAGTAAAAAACACTGATAAATATATTGGTGATCCGTCAAAATGTATCTATCGTTCTAAATGGGAATTACACTTCATGAGTTGGTGTGATGCAAACACACAAATTAGACGATGGGGATCTGAGCATGTTGTGATTCCATATCAAGATGAAAAAGGTAAATATCATCGTTATTATCCAGATTTTTATATTGAAAGGATAGATAAAAATGATCCAATGAGATTTGATCAAGTTGTGATTGAGATTAAGCCTTATAAAGAAACACAAAAACCAGTTCAACCAAAAAAGATAACTGCGAAATCCTTAGAAACATTTGAATATCAACTTAGGATGTATCAGAAAAATCTTTACAAATGGACAAGAGCAATAAATTGGTGTGAGGCACATAAGATGAAATTTATAATTGTTCATGAAGGACATTTGAAAGAAAATAAAATTATGTAATGTATAAAAATTTTACAGATTATATATGGGGTATGTTGGGTATGTCTGGTTCTTGGGAAAGATTAGTTTATGATATGACTGAAAAACTTAATAATTTAAGAAAGAGACCCAACTATTCAGAAGTTCTTGAAATTAATCCAACAAAATTGGTTCCTGGTAGATTTTATTTAATACAATATGATTTTAATGGTAATTATATTTGGTGTCCAATTTTGGCATTAGATTACAAAGTTCATAAAAATTCTCATATATTATATGCAATTAATTTAGAATATTTAGCACCTAGATATAAGATGTTAATTTTTAATAAAATATTCAAAGATGTTCATGTTGATTTAGATTTAATTGCTCAGAAAGAATTAGTTAGGGATGAACGTGCTATGGATTTTATAAATTTTGAGAATATGTATAAAGTATTAAAGGCTAATGGTAATATGCAATATGCAATTACAGGTTATTCAATAAAAAATTCATTGGGTAATTTTAAAATTAGAAAAAGTTATTTATGTTCTGTGAAGATTGCACCAGAAATAATATTTTCAGATTTTAAAAGGTATAATGCTGCAGATATGATGAAATTACATCAAAGTTTAGTAGGCGAAGAACAAGTGAAAATGGGTGAAATTTTAACTCAATATAATACATTAATAGAAGAATATCAAGCTGATAGTATAGCTTATCATAAAAAGGTTGCATTGTTCAGAGAGAAACTAAAACTCTTTAATGAATAATGACCAATCATTTTTAATATATAACAAAAAATAATAAACACAAATGTCATCATATAATAGATTCAATAATAAACCAGATACATTAGGAAGTACAGTTGATAATAAAGGATATTTCAATAAAATGCTAAGAAATCTTAGTAATTGGGGTATGGATTATGAGAATATGGTAATTCAGAATACTTATTCAGTAGGTATGCATGAAGATCCACAAGGAGGTGCAGCAGATGGTGGATATGGTACAAATATGTATGATATTTTCTCAAAAAAGCTTATTTCGAAAGTTCTAGATAGAAAATCAATTGCATATTTAGATAGAGCATATCAAGACAAAAGAAAAATACTTAGACAATATTCTATTAAGGATGAAATAAAAGATTTTCTTACACAAATTGCAGATGAAAGTGTTATTTATGATGATGATAATTATTTTTGTAAATTAAAAGATTTGCCAGATGAGTTTGATAATTCTGTCAAACAAAGATATCAAGAAAATTTTAATAAGATTTATAGGAATTTTGGTTTTAATGATGGTATAACTGCTTGGAATTATTTTAAAAATTTCCTTATTGATGGTTATATTGCTTATGAGATAGTTTATGATAATAAACAAAAGAATATTATAGAATTGGTTCCAATTGATCCAATGACTTTAGTAGTTGCAACTGATCCAGGAACAGCTACAATGGTTTGGATTCAGTATCCAGATAATCCACAAATTAGAAGAGTCTTATTAGATGCACAAATTGTATATATTTCATATTCTAATAATACAGATTTTGCAGAAACTTCATATGTTGAAAATCTTATTAGACCTTATAATCAATTGAAAATGCTAGAACAGACAAGATTATTATATAATATTAATCAAGCTGCGATATATAAGAAATTTATTATTCCAACAAATGGATTGACAAGACAACAAGCAGAACAACAAATTTATGAATTGATGTCAGAATACCATGAAGATGTCCAATGGGATGATACAATGGGAACCGTGACAATTAACGGTTCAACAGATATTCCACACTCTAAAGATTTTTGGTTTCCAAACTCAGATTTAGGGCAACCAGATATTGAAATTATGCCATCTCAAGGAACAGATTTAAATGAAGATACTATGTTACAATGGTTTTTCAAAATTCTTAAAAGAGCATCAAAATTACCATTTTCAAGATTTGATGAAGAATCAGGTGGTGGTAATGTTTATAATGATAGTGCAGAAATTACAAGAGATGAAATTAAATTTGGAAATTTTATTAAAAGATTGAGAACAATTTTTAAGGAACTGATTATTAAGCCTATAAAAATACAAATGATTTTAGATTTTCCTGAATTAAGAGATGATAATCTATTTCATGCATCTTTACATCTTATTTTTAATTCTAATGAATTATTCGAAGAATGGAAATATCTTAATAACTTATCAAAGAGAGCAGAAATTGCTTCAACTTTAAGTACTAATTTAATGGGAGCAGATGAAAAACCTTATTTGCATATTGAGTGGATTATAAGAAATATTATGAAATTTACAGATGCAGATATTGCTGAAAATAACAAATACAAACTTGGAGGTGGTGGTATGACACCAGGACAAGGTGGAGGTGCAGGCGGTCCAGGTGGCGGAGCACAAGGTGGTGAAGGTGATTTCGGTGAAGAAGGTGGAGCACAAGGTGGTGATGAAGGTGATTTCGGTGAAGAAGGTGGAGCACAAGGTGGTGACGAAGGCGGAGGTGACGAAGGTGGAGCGCAAAACTTTGAATTTTAACAATAATAACTATATAAATGAAAAAAGACTTCTAAATGAAGTCTTTTTTTTAGTTTATTTCCCAAGCCTTTTGTACTATGACTCTTGCTTTTCTAAAATCGCTAAAATTTCCACAAACTACTGAATCTTTAATTGCGAATGTGTGTCCTTTTACAGAAATGATAAATGTTCCTTTTGGGTGATTCTTGATAAATGAGCCAACAGTCATTTTTGAATATTTTTTGCCTCTTTTTATATAAAGTTCTAAAGTATCATAACGTTCATAATATCCTTTATCTCTTAAAACTTGAACTGGTTCGTATTTTATTTCTGTGATTGTCTTATTAAACGCACTACCTTTAGATAAAAATATGTGATATGTCCATGTGTTTACTCCTTTGCCATTTTTCCTATATAATGTTTTTCCACAAAATTTGTGTGATTGGTTATATGTTAAGCCAAAAGCTGTTGCTAATGTTCTAACTACGCAATCATTTTTTTCAGTTCTTGCGAGTTTTGATGTTTTATATCCTTTAATAGTTTCGGAAGATGATTTATATATCATAGTTGTTATATTTTTAAGTTCAATACAAATATACAGCAAAATGATAGATAAAAAAAATCCCACCTCGAAAAAGTGGGATTTTTTATTTGTTTTAAAAGTGTTTTTTAAGGTAAAGTAGAATAAAAATTGTTTCTATCGCCCTCATTAGTAAAAATGTAGTTCTGAGCATGTGATGCGTTATCAAATACGATAACTACAATAAATTGGTATGTGAAATCATTTGCTTTACTTTTTCCTATATCTTTCTTATAATAAGTTATTATTTTTTCATCATTGTACATAACACCGTATGCTGATAATGTTTCTCCTGAGGCTGGACTTACACATCCAGTTATTCCGCTTAATGCAAAAAATGCCATAATTAATAATTTGTTTTGGTTTATATATTAAATACTAAAAGTCTTTTTTTTTACATTGAAACATTACAAAGCTTAGAAATCAATATACCCATTTAATTTTGCCAGCATCAAAAATTCGATATATTTTGTTTTCTAAACAAATTTCATGTTCAGATTTATTAGAGTTTCCAAAATTTTTAAATAATTGTTTTTTTCTAAAATTAAATTTGTGATATTTTTTATCTTTTATGATATATGAATAATCTGGGATTAAATATTTATTAATTTTAAACCCTATCTTATTATATAATTTGCCATATGAATAATCATTTTTTGAAAATGAAATAATTTGGTTATAATCATGATTTTTAATAAAATGATTAAATAATTTGGAAGCACCGCCAACAACATTAGTATTTAGTTTGTTACAAAATCTATTTAATTCATAATTTTCTTTAATCTTTTTGAAAGTCATTAAGCTTACTAATACATTTTCAAAAAACAGCCCTAATTTCACAGAAGATCCCACAAATCCTTGAATATGATTATCATTTAAAAATGATCTAATTATTTTATTATCAATGATTTCTTTGATTTCTGTTTTTCTAGCAAATATTTTAGATATACTTTTTCCTAATTTATTTAGAATCATTGATTTAATAATGTCTTCTCTATATTGCCAATCATCTTCATAAATATGTAATAATTGTATTTCTTTATCTTGACATTTTTTGGTTTTATTGTAATGGTAATTTTTTGGTTTATAAATTTCTGAATGCCAATATAGGCCATTAAATTCAAATGCTAAATTAATCTCAGGTAAATAGATATCTAGTTCTTTACCATTTAATATTTTTCTATCATTTTCAATAATTTCACCATCATAATTTTCTTTAATGAAATTCAATAATTGAATTTCTAATCCTGATATTTGTTTATCTATTGGATTACATTTTGTACATAAACAAGTTTTATATTCTTTTCTTTTATAATAAAGTATAGTGGTTATATCATATGTATTATTACATAATGGGCATCTGATAGTCAAAAGTTTGTCTTTATTGTTTATAATAATGATGTTTGTATCATTTTCTAATGTTTTTTTATTGAGAGTGTTATAATTTGAGTTTCTGATTTTATTTTTTATTTCGTTTGTTTTACTTGGAATTTCGTCACCATATTTCTCTTTATTTGTTTTCTTTATTTTTTCTTGTATTTCTTTATTTAAGAAAACATATTCTGTGTTCCATTTTTTGAGGTTGTGTGTTTTTAAATCAGATTTAAATTTTTCTGATTTGAAAATATATTCTACACCATTATTTTTTTTGCAAGTGTCTTCTTTTTTCTTTTTGATTTCTGAATTTTTAGAAATGTTATCTACTTTCCAATTTTTTAAACAAGTTAATTTTTGTTTTTCTTTAATTTTATCATTTTGTGAATGATGTCGAACTCCATATTTCTCTAAACAAGTTTTTTCTTTTTTTTCTTTTATTTCTTTTGATTGAGACACATTATTGACCCCATATTTTTTATTTACTGTGTTTTTAGATTTTTCTTTTGTTTCTTCTAATTGAAAAACATTTTCAACTCCATATTTTTCATTTAGAGTTTTTTTCATTTTGCATTTTCTACACAAGTAATCACCATCTTTATAACCATAGGATAAATATAAATTATATTTTATGTTTTTTTTTACACCACAATCATCACACTGTAACGATACGATTGTAGATGAACCTTTATTTAATTCATTTACATTTACTTCAATTATATCTCCAACACGAATATCATATTTTTTAAAATATTTGAAGTTGGATGGATTAATTTTCACTTTCACTTTTTCATTAATAATCATAATTTATATATTAAATAACACACATCAAAAACACCATATATCATCTATTTTTAAAAGTTTCAAAATGGAAAAATAACACATTATTAAGTTTATATATAATAAAAAATAAATAATAACTATGGTAAATCCAAACAAACATGTTTTGATTGTAGAGAATAACACCAATGGTTTGACACTAAATGAGAGTGTAAAAGTTGAGAAGGACAAGAATGGTAATAGAATTTATCGTCTTTCAGGTATTTTTACAGAATTTGATGTGACAAATCGTAATGATCGTGTTTATACATCAGACAAATTTTTACCGCATCTTAACGAACTCGTAGAACGAAAGAATACGTTGGGTGCAGTTTATGGTGAGTTTGATCATCCAGACGTTTTCGATACTTCTTTACAAAGAATATCGCACACAATAGAAAAAGTATATTTTAATCAAAATGAAAACCGTGTAGACGGAGAGATTAGATTATTGAATACTCGTTGGGGCAAAGAAGCTAAAGCATTAGTGGAAGACAATTGTCCTATTTTTGTGTCTTCGAGAGCCGCTGGAATTACAGAATCAGACGGAACTGTTACAGTTAAAAAATTATTCACTTACGATTGTGTAGCTGACCCAGGATTTGGTTCTGCTCGTATGGAAGTAATGAATGAATCCTTAGGATTCAACACACAAAACACTAACTTTAGGATATTTGATGTATCTGATGAGTCAAAAATTAATGAATTATTCAAAATGAACCAAAATGATTTCGTTACAAAAACGCAAATGGTTGAGTATTCAGAGTATTTAAAAGAAGAGGTAGAAAATGTAAAATCTGTTCTTGATAAATCTATTAAAGATGGTAATGTACCTTCTGAAGATATTATGAAAATGTCTGAAAACTATGAAAACCTAATGGAAACACAAAACAAAGTTTCTAAGTATCTTGACTACCTAGCTGAAACAATTCAGGTCGTAGTAAATGAAAACAAATCATTACAAGAAACTACTACTAAACTATCTAGTCATAATGATTACTTGGCTGAGAATTTAGAAAAATCTATCAAGTACAGCGAGTATTTAGCTGAAAAACTTGACAAAAACATTAACTATTCAGAATACATTGCTGAAACTTTAGATAAAAATATTGATTTCTCTGAGTATATTGCTGAACACGTTAATAAAAACATTCAATTTTCTGATTATTTAGCAGAAAATATTGAAAAATCTATTGATTATGGTGAGTATATCGCTGAAAATCTTGATAAAAATATCGCTTACTCTGAGTACATAGCTGAAAACTTAGACAAGAATATCGCTTATTCAGAATATATCGCAGAAAATGTAGATTCTTCAATCGCTTATTCTGAGTATCTTGCTGAGAATATAGATAATAATATTGCTTATTCTGAGTATATCGCTGAGAATGTAGATAACAATATTGCTTATGCAGAATATATTGCAGAACACGTAGACAATAACATTGCTTACTCTGAGTATATCGCTGAAAATGTATCTGACGGACAAGCTTATATGAATTATATTGCTGAAGGTCTAGATAATACTATGGAAGTTCTTAAAGAAAATAAACTTTTCGAACAAGGACAACAAATGCAAGTTCCAACAATGAGACAAGTTGATGATGTTGAAAAATATTATGACGAAGACGATGATTTCGTTCAAAGACCTCAAGGACAAGCACAAACTATCCAAACACAAGTACAAGAGCCTGTTCAAGGTGCTCAAGAAGGACAACCTGTTCAAGGTGAAGTAGTTCAAGAGCCTGTTCAAGGTGAAGTTCCTGTTCAAGGACAACCTATTGAAGGACAACCTATTGAAGGACAACCTATTGAAGGACAACCAGTTCAAGGTGAAGTTCCAGTTCAAGGTATTGAAGGTGGAATGGTACAAGAACCAATTGACGCAGAAGGAAATCCTTTTGATGCTCAAACAATTGAAGGACAACCAGTTCAAGGAATGCCTGATTCAGTAGAAGGACAACCTATGGGAGCACAAGTTCAATTCGT